TATTTTTTAAAAAAATTTTTGAGTGCATTTATATATACTATTATAGTGATGTAATTAGAATAGTAATTAAAACCCGCCCGGAATTGTTCCGGGCTTTTTCTTTTGTTCCGGAACAGCTCAGCAGGATCAGCAAGAAGAACAAGAGCACAGCAGAAGAACAGAAGAACAGCAGAGCACAACAGCGGCGGAAGCTCAGAAGGAAGAACCAGAGCGGAAGAACTGCGCCCGGCTTCTGGGTCTGATCTCGGACAGGATCCGCAGCGGCTGCATGCTCAGCAGGGGAAACACTTCCGGAACACTTCCGGGGACACTTCCGACACTTCCGGCCGGTTTCTGGCTGCAGGTCCTGAGCTCAGAAGGAAGAACCCCGCCCGGCTTCCGTGCTCAGATCCTGAGCAGAAGAAAAAGGACAGCGCACTATATAAGATAACCAGAGCGGAACAAGTGCAGCAGCTCAGCAGGAAGAACAGCAGCGGCCGGACCTGATCCGGAACAGCTCGGCAGGATCAGCAGGAAGAACAAGAGCACAGCAGCAGAGCAGGAAGAACAGCAGAGCAAGAGCAGCGGCGGAAGCTCAGAAGGAAGAACCAGAGCGGAAGAACTGCGCCCGGCTTCCGTGCTCAGATCTCGGACAGGATCCGCAGCGGATCAGCAGATCAGACAGAAGAATCAGAGCGGAACGCAGAAGCCCCCGCCGGTTCCTGGCTCAGTGGGGCGGCTTGCTGGTGTTGCTTGCTGCCTGATCACTGCAGCAGCTCAGCAGGAACAGCAGCGGAAGACGTGACAACAGTTGCATGATGTCGTTGGTAATCAACTCAGAGCGGAAATTGACAACAGTTCACAGACTTTGTGTCAAGCTGTCAGACATGGTGTAAAATACCCCGGATAAAAAATATCGGCAATTTACCAACCGCCCGTACGCCGGGCGCCCCACTCGACAATTCGGTTTTTTCCCGTTTTAAATTTAGGGGTGGTGTCTTTTCGTGTCTGCAGGCCGTAAAAACGGCGTTGAATGGCACAGTTTAGGCGTTTTATGCTGTATGTAGGGGTATTTCATGGATAGTCGTAAATTCACTGTAGCTGAAATCATAATGATGATACGTAACGGAGACACAAGTCCGTTCTATAACAGCCGTTATTGGCGCAAGCTGTCTCACGCTGTCATCAAAGAGAATCATAATGAGTGCATTCCCTGCAGGAGAAAGGGAAAAGTCGTTGGTGCTGTGCTTACACATCACGTCAACGAGTTAAAGCTTAGACCTGACCTTGCTTATGAGCGTCAGTACACGGATGAGAAAGGAAACAAACAGATGCAGTTAATGCCTGTCTGTTTCGACTGCCATGAAAGAATCCACAAGCGTGGACTTTACGCAGAGACAGATACTGCATTTCACTATACTAATGAGGAGAGATGGTAATTTGAGAGGGTGATAACATGAGCGAACAGCGAAAAAGGGGAAGACCTGAACGGAAAATCGACAAGGGATTATTCGATCAGCTGTGTGCGACGTGCAATTCATTATCTGAACTATCAAGAGAACTCAATGTAAGTGAAAAAACGCTGCGTAAATGGATAAGCGAAAATTACAGCAATGATTTTGCAAAGCTTTTCCGGGAAAGACGCAGAAAAGGCAGACTGAAAGTCAAAGAGAAAGACTTGTCTCTCTCAGAGACTACAGCAAGTGCAGATGACGTCAGAAAAGACCTGATGCATCAGCTGACAAAGCGTAAAGCATTATCACCTGTTTTCATGGATCTTATCAATGATTACATGGATTTCTGGGTAATTAAAGAGCAGTTAAAGGAAGATATCAGAAAACGTGGAGTATATGTTCAGTATGACAACGGCGGCGGGCAGACCGGTTATACATCGAATTCATCAGTTGACAATCTTCTGAAAGTTTCATCGAAAATGAGAGACATAATCAAGCAGCTGGAGATCAGCGTTGATGTTGTCTCAACTGAAATGGAAGAGGAAGACGATTTCCTATGATAGGATGCAGGGAAATTGATGAATATATTCAGATAGTCCGATCCGGCGTCAGAGAATTCTGCGAAGAACAGTTCCTTCTCTGTAATCTGATTGAAATGATTTTTGCGACTGAGGATATTTATGTTGATGAAGATCAGCTGAGGAAATATCTCAGTTACCAGAAATACTTTCCTTTTGAACTTCTGCCCTGGGAAAAATTTTGTTTTGCGCTGCACAACTGCACATACTACAGATCTGACAATGAACTAAGGTTCCCGAATCTTTTTATTATCGTCGGAAGAGGTGCCGGAAAGAACGGCTACCTTGCATTTGAAAACTTCTGTTTACTGACGAATGCAAACGGCGTCAGAAACTACACGATAAATACATTCGCTAACTCTGAAGAGCAGGCATCAACATCATTCTTTGACATCAAAGATATGCTGGATCAGCACAAAGCTCTGATGAAAAAGCATTTCAAGTGGACTGAGACATATATCACCTGTCTTGACACTAATTCAGAGTACTATTACTGCACTTCAAATCCGAAGTCTCACGATGGGGGCAGACCGGGCAAGGTTGATTTTGACGAGATTCATGAATTTCGTGACTATAAGCTTATCACTGTTGCAACTACTGGTATGGGTAAGATCGCACATCCAAGGCGAACTTATATCACAACAAACGGTGAGGTTCGTGGCGGTCCGTTCGATGACTATCTGGCTCAGTGCATAAGAGTCCTGAACGGTGATGAACCGGATTACGGAAAGATATGCTTTGTATGCAGACTGGACGATAAAGAAGAGATTCACGATAAGTCGAAATGGCATAAAGCAAATCCGAGCCTGTATGCATTTCCTACACTTCAGCGTGAACTTGAACAGGAATACGCTGACTTCTTATGTAATCCTGTTGCCAATCCAAGCTTCATGACTAAGAGAATGAACATGATCCTTGAAATTGCAGAAACATGCGTTACCGAATGGGAAAACATTCTTGCAACAAACATTCCGATTGATGAAAAGGCAATTAAAGGACGTGCTTGTGTCGCAGGAATCGACTACATGAAAACAACGGATATGCTCGGTGCCGGACTGCTCTGGAGAGTTGACGGAATTGATTACTGGATAGGTCATGCCTGGATTAGCAGATATTCCAAAGACTGGTCACGTATTCAGGCGCCGCTTGAAGAATGGCATGCCGCCGGACTGATTACCATAGTTGATACTGTCGAGATTCCGCCGGAAATTCCGATAACATGGCTGATGATCGAAGCAGCTAAGCGAAAATCGCAAATAATGAAATTCGGACTTGACTCATACAGATACGGACTTGTCTCCAAAATACTGAAAAATCATGGATTCTCAGCTGAAAAGGAATATAACAATGTCGCATTGTTAAGACCTTCCGATGAAATGCTGATAATTCCGACATTAACGAGCGGTTTTCACAATCATATATACGTTTGGGGAGACAACCCGTGCATGAGATGGTGTTGTAACAACTCAAAGCTTGAAGCTAACAAGCATGGTAATTTCACTTATGAAAAAATCGAGCCAAAATCCCGTAAAACGGACGAATTCAAAGCATGGGTATTTGCAGAATGCGTTTCGGATATACTTGATGTGTGTGCATCAGCTACGATTTCGATTCCGACGGGTACATATACATATTGAGAAAGGCGGTGAAGATCACGAAAATAACAGATTTCCTTGGAAAATTGTTTACGAAAAAAAGAGAAGGCGGAACTATCAACCTTGAAACGTATCGGGAGACCGAAAGGCTGTTTTCTCTTCAGGTATTCGCAATAGCGTGTACTGCTGATCTTATCGCAACTCTGGTTTCCAAGGCGAAGTTTGATCTGTACAGCTCAAAGGAAAAACCTGAGCGGACAGAAATGTGGTATCAGATAAATTACAGACCTAACAAGAATCAGACAGCAACAGAGTTCTGGAAAGAGGTAGTTTACAAGCTTCTGACCTGCGGTGAAGTTCTTGTTCTGAGGAAGAATCAAGGTCTGCTGATTGCAGATAACTTCAATAAAGAGGAATTCTATCTGAAAGACAGCGTTTTTTCAGAGGTTTCCCGTGGAAATTACACTTTTGATGGCAGTTACAGGATGTCCAATGTCATGTATATGCGTATGCACAATGCTGAGCTTGACGGCCTTATGGGCGAACTGTACGGAATGTACAACAAGCTTATGGAAACTGCCAATTCAAAGTATTTCAGATCTAACATGGAAAAGGGAATACTTGAAGTTTCTGCTGTTGCAAAAGGCAGTCCGACATTTGAACAGGATTTCGGAAAACTTATGAATGATTACTTCAAATCATATTTTTCCGATGGCAACAAAGTTTTGCCGCTGTTTGAAGGATATAAGTACAATGCCGGTACAGCTGAATCAACAAAGAAATACAGTAATGAGATCACTGACGTCAAGACAATATTCGAAGAAGTCATGGCCAGAACGGCGCAAGCTTTCAAAGTTCCGGTCAACCTTATGAGAGGTGACGTAGCAAGTATCAATGACAGTTACAACATACTGCTGAGCAACTGTATTGATCCTATCTGCGTTCAGATCTCAGACGAGCTTACAGAAAAATGTTTTGATGTCAAAGATGTATTAAAAGGTCAGAAAATTGTCATGAAGACAAACAACATCAAGCATGTTGATATCTTCAGCGCAGCCGGAGCACTTGATAAGATGTTCGGCTCAGGTATGGTTACGATCGACGAAGGAAGAACAGAGATCGGAATGCATCCGCTGAAGACAGAGTTTTCACAGACTCCGTTCATCACACTGAACTATCAGCCTGCTGAAAACTTCTTTAAAGAAACAACAACGGAAGGTGGTGCAAACAATGCCAAAGCCAATAATGAACTTCAGACAGGAGTTCCACAGGGAGAATGATGTTCTTGATATCTACATCTATGATGTGATTCAGGGCGATTATTTCGACTTGTTTTCATGGGAAATGGTCAAGTCAGAGACTTCAGCGAAGTACTTTCTTGAACTTCTTAATAAACACAGAGATGTAAAGAACATCAACATTTACATTAACAGTTTAGGCGGAAGTGTTAAAGAAGGTCTTCCGATATATAATCAGCTGAAACGTCATCAGGCATATAAGACCGTTTATATTGACGGTTACTGCGCAAGTATCGCTTCCGTAATTGCCATGGCCGGAGACAAGATCGTCATGCCGAAAAACACGGTTATGATGGTTCATAACGTCTGGTCAGAAGTTGCCGGAAACGCTAACCAGCTCAGGGAAGAAGCCGACAGACTTGATAAGATGAACGTAATTGCTGTTGAATCCTATCTTGCCAAAGCAGGCGAAAAGCTTACTGAAGAAAAAATAAGAGCGCTTATGGACGAAGAAACAATCCTTAAAGCGTCAGAATGCCTTGAACTTGGATTATGCGACGTTCATTCAGATGATGAAGCTGATCTTGAAAAAACAAATGCCATATTCAAGAACGTAGACAATAAGCCTGAAATCAACGCATTCCAGAGCATTTATGAAAAGATGTCAGCGTTTATGAACGGCAAGCCTGAACCAGTTCCACAGCCGACACCTAAACCGGATCCAGTTCCCGAACCAGAACCAGAACCACAGCCAAATCCGGAACCAGAACCGGAAGTCAAAGACGTATGCGATATATTTTTTAAATACTTTAACCGTAAAGGAGAATGATGATTATGCCAAAGCCATTCAACATCGACAAATTTAACGAACAGAAAATGACATATGTCAATGCCATTGCTGCTTCTATCAGATCACAGGATGAAGATCAGATCAAGCTGGCACTTGAAAACTGGCAGAACTTTATGTCAGATGAAATCATGCAGTCTTTTGATGAATATTCAAAGACAGCTGACAAGGCTATTCTTGCCGCCCGTGGAGTAAGACAGCTTTCCAAGGAAGAAACAGACTTCTATAACAAGTTTATTGAAGCCAATATAAAAAATGAAGGTGTAATAACTAACATTGACAAGGCTCTTCCGGAAACAGTTATTAATGAAGTAATGGAAGATGTTAAGAGAAATCATCCGCTGCTTAACGAGATCGACTTTATTAATTCAACAGCCGTTACGAAGTGGATATTCAGCACTGAAGAAGCTCAGGCTGCAACATGGGATGAACTCAACACAGAAATCACAAAGAAGCTTACTGGTTCAATTGACTCAATTGATCTTACAGTTAAGAAGCTTACGGCATATATGTTCTGCACAAAGGACATGCTTTATTTAGGACCTAACTGGGTAGATTCTTATATCCGTGCCGTTTTAAGCGAAGCAATTGCGACAGGATTAGAAATTTCTATCGTAGATGGTAATTCTCTGAAAGAGCCTACAGGCATGACAAGAGACCTTGATAAGCCTATTGATCAGAACACAGGTCTTCCAAGAAAACAGGCTATTGTTGTTAATGATTTTGGTAAGGAAACTTATTTCGGTCTTATCGACAAGCTTGCAGTATCTCCAAAGGGAAATCCAAGAGCAGTAAGTGAAGTTATCTTACTTGTTAATCCAAAGCAGCTCTATTCAAAAGTTATGCCGGCTACTACAACTTTTGTTGACGGCAGATATGTATCAAACGTATTCCCATTCCCTACAAAAGTTATTCCTTCAATTGGTGTGCCGGAAAATCATGCAGTAATCGGCATTGCTAAGAAGTACATCATGAGAATCGGTGCAGGCACAAGGGGCGGCAAGATCGAATATTCAGACGAATACAAGCTTCTTGAAGATCTCCGTACATACGTAACAAGACTTTACGGCAACGGCAGAGCAAAGGATAACAACGCATTCCTTTACCTTGACATTACAAACATCGGTGATGTTATCAACACTGTAAATGTCCGTGAAGTTAAGGGCGTAGTAAAAACTAAGGAACAGGAATAATTAAGAAAGGGGGCGTAAGTCATGACTGACATATTAAGTGACGTCAAACAGGATCAGAATATCACCTGGGACACCGAAGACGATGCACTTATTCAGATGATTCAGAGAGCGGAATACAAACTCAATGAATATGCCGGAACAAAGGTCGATTATCAGACTGACCTTGACGCCAGACAGCTGTTACTTGATTTCTGCAGATATATCCGCAACAAAGTTTCTGAGGAATTTGAAAAAAACTATACATCAGATCTTATTATGCTCAGGGCAAGATATCAGATCAAGCTTAACAATGCCAGCCATGACGCTGATCCGGATGAAGAACAAGAAACCTAAGTTCGAAACATTTAATGACGGCAATGCTAAGATCTACTGCCAGAAGGACGTGTCAGAACCGGGGAAAAGACCGGATATCCGCCCCGTTCTTCTTTGCAGCTGTAATTTTGAGTATCGTACAATAGGCGTGAAACGAAACTATGAAGCGGCACAGGCACAGGTCAGACTTGATGAAATGATCTCTGTTCCGATGAACAGGGCTATATCGTCTCAGTGTATTGCGGTAATAGACTGCATACAGTATGAGATCAAACAGGTTCAGCATAAGGCTGACACACTGCCGCCGACTTCATTACTTTCGCTTACGAGATTGGAGAGCAGATATGCAGACCTATAATTCTGAACAATTCATGAAACTTCTTGTATGTGCATGTCCGAACACATATCATGACAAAGCACATGAAGAACCTAATGAGTACATCGTCTGGACTGAGTTGGGAGAAAACAGCTTCCGTGCTGAGGGTGTAGATGAATATGCTGAAAGATATTCTGTAACAGTCTATACCAAAGAGGAATTTTCAGAAATTCCCGAAAAACTGCGGTATCTTTTATCAGAAGCTGACTATGCATTTGAAGATCCAACAGTCTATTTCGACGAGAAAACAGGTTACAGAATAATTTCCTACGCTGTTGAGGTGACGTGATGGCTGCATTTAAAATAGAAGGACTGGCTGAACTCGAAAAGCAAATTGATAAAATCGGTCAGCTTGAAAACAACGAACTTATCAATGATATGCTGAAAGCCGGAGCTGCTGAAAGTCAGAAGTGCTGGATTCAGGGAATCAAAAACTTTGATCATATTGATACATTCAACATGATCACTCATGTACAGGCAACCAGACCTAAGAAAAACAAATACGGACGTTTATGTTTCGTATATCCTGCAGGCACACACAAGCGCCCGTGGGGTTCTGTAAGAAATGCGGCCAAAGCGTTCTTTCAGCATTACGGATATCAGGGAAAACCGGGAGATCATTTCGTAGATCCTATCGAAAAAAAGTCTGAAGAAATGGCAGTTCCGGTAATGACAGAAATTTTTGAGAAATTCATTAAAGAAAATACATGAAATGAGGTAATATTATGCCAAGAATAGGAATCAAGCATCCTGTTGCAGCAGTAATTGCAACTTACGAAGCAGGCAAGAGACCAACTTATACCAAAGGTATGGTCCTCGGAAAGCTTACTGAAGCTTCAATGGATATTGAAACTTCAAATGTAGAATTCTACGCAGATGATCATCTCGATGAAACTGATCAGGACTTCGTTTCCGGTTCTGTGAGCATCAGTCTTAATGATCTCAACTATGGCGTTGACTCAATGCTTATCGGCACGTCATACAACGAAGAGAGCGGAGAAATCGTCGATGCTCTTGGTGATCAGGCGCCTTACGTTGGTTATGGTCATATCATAACAAACAAGATCAACGGCGTAAGAGTATATGAAGCTGAATGGTATCTCAGAACAAAGTTCCACAGAAACGGTTCATCTGCTACAACAAAGGGAAACACAACTGCATTCGCTGCTACAACGATTGAAGGTGTTTTCCACACTGTTGACGGATATCATCCTGTAGAGGGAAAAGACGGTGAAGCCTGGAGAGAAAGAAAGAGATTCACTTCAGAATCAGAAGCAATTGCGTGGATCAATGGGAAAGCTGGTATAGAAGATGACTAAGATCGTTCTTGCCGGAAAAAAGATTCAGCTCTGTTATAACGTAAGTGCGCAGCAGAAACTGCATGATATCATGCAGGGCGATATGATAACTGTCAGAGATTATCTCGGACTTATTGACACTGACACAGAAGATGATACAGTAGAGTCTGTGTCAGCTATATCACAGGCTGAAATGATGCAGAGAACATGCACTATCATGCAGGTTCTGGCTGAAGGTGCTGCGTGGTCACATAATCTTATTGCTGACTACGGATTTGATCAGACCGAAAAATGGAATGTGCTTCCGAAAGAGTTCTTCCTTGCAACTATGCAGTTTGCGGATATTCGCTTCTATATTCAGGCAATTATGTCAACAATAAAAAAAGCAACTGCAGTAATCGTTCCTGCTGAACTGAAAGCTGAAGAAGAGGACGAATATCTGAAAGAGCTTGAAGAATCAAAAAACCAGACGGCCGCAACAGAAAAGAAAGACTCAGAATCATTCACAGAGGACTCTGCTGCGGTCTATCACTAAGAGAAATATACTGCATGACGCCGGGTGACATCATGCAGTTGTATTTTTACAAAATAACTGAAGGAAGGTGACTTAATGGGCGTAATCAGAACCGTACTTGCTGTTGACGGCGAAGAAAAATTCAAAGCAACGATGAAGGAAGTTAATTCGACTTTAAAAGCAATGCAGGCTAATGTTAAGTCACTTTCATCTGAATATACGACAAATAAAACCAAGGCTGATAATCTCAGAAAGCAGAATGAGCAGCTTAAAGAGATTGAATCACAGTTACAGCAGAAAATGAAAGCACTGACGGATCAGGTTTCCAGATCGAAAGATGCATACGATGCAGCACAGAAGAAACTTGCCGATGTCATCAAGGCGCACGGAGAGGAATCGGACGAAGCACGAAAAGCACAGAATGCCGTTGCTGCCGCCGCTGTAACATATAACAATTATCGCACTCAGTTGTCACAGACTGAGGTTGCGCTTAACGAGACTCAGCAGGCTGTCCGTGAAAACAATAAAGAACTTAATGAGCTTGGTAAGCGTGACTTTTCAAAGTTAAAATCAGCCATTAAAGAAGTTGCAAATGCAGCAGCTACAGCGGCTAAGGGTGAGTTTGCTGCATTTAAAGCGTCAGTACAGGCGGTAACAGGAGAATTTGAGATAGCACTTAAAGGACTTACAGCATATACAGCCGGTGTTACAGGAGCGGCAGCGGCTGTAGGTAAGTTCTCGGTTGATGCTGGTGCAACGTTCGAACAGTCTCTCTCAGAACTGCAGGCTATTTCTCAGGCTGATACTGATACTATGAAGGAATTTTCAAAAGCTGCTCAGCAAATGGGACGTACTACTTCCAAGACAGCATCTGAATCAGCTCAGGCATTGAAGTACATGGCACTTGCCGGATGGGACACTGAGGAAATGCTTGTAGGCTTACAGCCTATGATCAAAGCATCTGAAGCGGGCGGCATGGATCTTGCAACAGCTTCTGACCTTATTACCGACTCATTAGCTGCATACGGAAAAAGCGCACAGGATATGGAACAGTATCTTGATATTCTTACAGCTGCTCAGAGTAGCAGCAACTCATCATTACAGCAGATGCTTGAAGCATATGTAGAAGTCGGCGGAACATTTAAAAACCTGAATGTTCCGATGGAAGAATCAGCTGGTGTTCTCGGAATCCTTGCTGACAGAGGTATAAAAGGTTCAGAAGCCGGAAACAAGCTGTCCTCTGCACTTGTTAATCTTGTCGGAGCAAACAAGAACGCAGCGTCAGCAATGGAAGATCTGGGCGTATCGGCATGGGATGAAAACGGGGAATTCATAGGATTGTCAAATACTGTTTCGCTGTTAGGTGACAAACTTTCACAGCTTACTGACGAAGAAATGGTGAAGTTTGAAGCTAAGATCGGCGGCAAAATGCAGATCGACACACTTCAGGCTCTTATAGCCGGAACATCTGATGAATACGGTGAACTTATTGAGAGACTTGAAAACTCCAAAGGCGCTTTAAATGAAACCGCTGAAACTATGCTTAATAACTTCAATGGTGCAGTTACGCTTATGAAATCAGCGCTTGAAGGTCTGGGAATAAGTATATTTGAGACTTTCAAAAGTCCGCTTACAGACAGTGTGCGCCAGTTGACTGAATGGATCGGCCAGTTATCATATGTAATCGAGCAAGGCGGTAGTGTTGTTGGAATAACAAAGAAAATATCTGCTGAATTCAGAGAAAGCCTGAAAAAAGGCATCAAGGATGCAGGAAAGGTTCTTCCGGAGATCACTGATATATTTAATCAGTTTGTATTCGAAGGAGCGGAAACGATAATCAGAACACTTCCGTTATTTGTGACGAAAATTGCAGATAATCTTGTGAACGGTATGTTTGATATGTTGAATGGACTGACGGATTATTTGCCGGAACTTTCAAGAACTCTTATAAACTCATTCAATTTTCTTTTTGACAATCTGTTGCCGGCAATGTCAGGATTCATAGATCATCTTACTGAGGTGCTTCCGGACGTTGTTTCAAATTTCGCAAAGTTCTTAGGCGGGGAAAATCTCGGAGATATATACCTGGCCGGAATTGATATGATAATGACTCTTGTGTCAGGTATTGCGGATAATCTTGACGTTATTCTTGAACAGGCAGGTATAATGCTCAGAACAATGGTTGAAGGAATTATGGAACGTCTTCCTGAGATTATTGAGACTGCAATGTCGATAGTAATGTCACTGGTGAACACAATCACAGAAAACCTGCCATGGATCCTCGATACAGGCGTACAGATGATCCTTGCATTACTTGAAGGCCTTGTGAACGATGACAATCTTGTGAAGATAATAAGTGCAGCTGTTGATATAGTAATAGCTGTTGTTGATGCTATTACAAACAATCTTGATCAGATCATACAGGTTGCAATTAAGATCCTGCTTGCACTTATCGAAGGAATAACACAGAATCTTGACAAGATAATTGATGAAATCCCGGTTGTTATAGACGCTGTTATTACTGCTCTTATTAATCCGGAAACGCTTGCACTGCTTGCACAAGCTGCTGTTGAAATCGTAGAAGCACTCGGACTTGCGTTAGTTGATTCTGCAGATATTATGCTGAAATCAGTTGGCGGACTTGTGGAATCCATTGGTGAAGCATTTATGGATATTGACTGGGCTGAACTCGGTTCAAACATCATCAAAGGCATTGTTGATGGTTTCGGCAAAGTCGGAAGTCTGGTAACTGATAAGGTCAAGTCCGTTGCGTCAGACATTTTCGACGGATTTACAGATTTCTTTGATATCAATTCTCCGTCAAGGCTCATGAGAGATAAAGTCGGCTTCAATATCGGTGCCGGTATCACTGAAGGTATCGAACCGGGACTTGAAGACGGCACGCAGGATATCAAGTCCGCAACAGGAAACTTCAGCAACAATATTCTTGATTCTCTTAACGGACTGTATGACGGATTTTCAAGCGCATACAGTGCTATTACGTCAGATTACACCAGAGCGGGTAATACAGGTGCGGGAATCAGCGGAGATCTGAACATTAACATTAATGCTGAAATCAATTCTGATGCTGATATCAACGAATTAGGCTACAGAGTAGCAACAATAGTAAGACAAAATGCGTTCGCTGGGGGTGCGTAAATGAGATCAGAATTAAAATTCAAAAACAGAAGTTCAAAGGAATTCGGAATTCTGGCCAAGTGCCCGCACATTCCACCTGCGGCACACAGGATTCAGGTAACGGAGATCCCCGGCGGGTCTCCGATAATCTATGATGACGGACTTAAAGCAATTCAGACGCCAAATTACGATATAGGTATTATTGATGCTAATGAAACAAAAGTCCTGAACACATATGCATGGTTAAGCGGTATGGGCGATCTCTGGTTAAGCTGTGAGCCGAATGTATATTTCAGGAATGCAGTGGTAAACAATGTTTCAGTTGAGTATTTAAGCCGAAAATCTGCAAAGATATCAGTAAACTTTATGTGTGATAGTTACAGATACGCTGTTGAAAATCCTGTTGAAACGTTGGAATTCACAAAGACATCAGGGAATCAGCAGAATGTCTGGGTAAACAATCCCGGATCTGCAGTAGCTCAGCCACAATACGAACTTGAAGCTGACGGGGAAGTTACTATATTTGTCAACAGCAAATACGTAACAATCAACAGATCCGGCGTAACAACGCTGAATACTGAAGACTATACAATGATGCAGGACGGTAATCTGATTGGCATCAACACTGAGCTGCATTCTTTATGGCTCAATCCTGGGAACAATCTGATTACTGTTGACGGCGCCGGCTTCAGATCTCTGAAAATCAAAAAGAATGCAAGGTGGTAAACTATGATACTGCTGCATGATAAGATGTCAACGCAGAATGAACTGATAAGTCAAAGCAAAGTGCAGGCTGTGCTTCAGGATCCTATTTCTGCAAAGATACATCAAGTATTGAATGGTGATTACAGTTATCAGATTACAATGCATTGTAACAATCCTATACTGAAAAAGCTTGAATACTTGTCAATTATACAGTCGAATTCCGGTCAG